CTTGAGACCGTTGCGGCCTGGTTTGGATGGCGTTGCTTCTATATATGGTATTGCTCCAGTTAATTTTAATCCTTTGGACAGTAATGGACATTTGGTATTGTCTGTTGTCAATGAGTTAACTTGTTCCAATGCCGCATCTACCATTTCAGACATTATGATGTTTGTTTCAGCTGGACCTGATTTTGAGATGTTTGATCCAGTTGACGCCATAGACAATTATACGATGTTTCCACAAAGTGGTCAGTTGGAAGTAGAGGAACATTTTGCTAAAAGATTGAAACCACATGTTGTTTTCGGCAAATATATCAGTGCAAAAGACAAGGCGCCCATGGTTCATTATGGCGATCCAGTTACCAGTTTGCGTTATTTGCTTAAACGATATACAAGTTATATGTCAATAGCTTTTCCTTTGGTGGCGGGAGCTAGTACATTGTTGTATCGCTTAAACTATTCCGCATTTCCCTTACATCGTGGCAAAGCTCCGGGAGCCATGCATTTGGCAAACAATGTTCCTTATAACTATGTTTATCAGACTCCCATAACGTGGTTTTCCACATTGTTTTTGGCTAGGCGCGGTGGTATTAGGTGGAGATTGAGAGACGAATCCATGGCAGGAATTAACTTCACCCGCCTTAAAGTTATACGAAACACAATTTCCACAACAGCTGTTTTCGGGCAGAATCCATATGTTCCTTTTACTAGCTCCAGTGATGGATCTAAGAAATATATTACCAGCGCGCCAAACAGCGGCATGTCTGGCATGTCTGTAGGGACCACGAACGATGGATTGCGAATGCATGCAGATGCTGAAATACCATTTCATTCTCCACGCAGATTTTTTCCTTGTCGTATGGGAGACAATTCTCTCAACCATTCTCAAGGAGTATCTGTTTTTACTGCCATTACTAACACTAATGCAGCAAGTAGAGATGGTCAATTAGCAGTTTATGTTTCTGCTGCAGATGATTTTTCTTTGTATGGGTTTGTTGCATGCCCACTAGTATAT